TCGGCACGACCTTCTTCCTCGGCAAAACAGTGCCGGGATTGAAGTTTACCACTCCGCCCGCAAACGGAGCCGCCATTGAAGCAAGCTACCAGTTGGAGCTGCCCTTTAAAACCTCAAATAATCTGCTCCGCTTCACCTGCTCGCTTTTGCTGTCAAGGGGCGAAGGGAGCTAATTATGAGACTGACCTTTGAATACACCAAAACGGCAGGCGCGGGGTTCTCACCGCAGGCAGTCCACATGATGGACAACGGCCTGCGGTTTATTTATCTCACCTCAGATGGACTGGTAGAAGCAAATGAGTGTTTCCCGGATATGGGGCTGTATGACGAGCTTACCTACAGGGATAAAGGCAGGATATCAGCCGACTTCGAGGTAAGCAAGCCGCAGTTGAAAAAGGTGGCGCACCACGGCGCTTACGGATTCTGGAGCAGCGAGGACACTCACCGGTTCGTCATATATATGCTGCCGTATGACGTGTCGGCTGCGCTTGTGGATGGAAGCATTTCCTTCACCAAGGACAGTCCGGTATCGCAACTGAGTATTTCTTTCATGAATGTCGGCGGTGAACTTGTTGGCAGATACCGCTCGGTTATCTCGCCCAATACGATGCTGGTGATCAGCTTCACGATGGGCGGCAGCGCCTGGCTCCCGCTCGGTCAGTTCTATATTGATCGGGTCAGCACATCTTATCCGGAGGAAAGCATCTCTGTTACAGCGCGGAACGGTATCGGAAAGCTGCTGAAGGAACAGACATTTGATGATAACAACAGCTTCCCGAATGCAACGCTGAAGGAAAACCTCGAAGCAATATTGCTGCTATCAGGAATTGAAAGCTACTTTGTCGGTGACCCCCAAAAATCCTGGAAGCTGACATTCGAACCGGACACCAGCCTGCAGTCTGGAATTGATGAGGTTATTTCTCTTCTTCCCGGCTGGCAGCTTCGTGAGAATACTGATGGAATGGTCGGTATCGCTCCTGTCAGCGACAGCCGTTTTGAACAGCCCTCTGTTTATGTATTCAAGCGCGACAATACCTGCTTCAGCTACGATGTGGAATACTCGGACGAGAATACCTGCGCTAAGCTGTGCGTTTCCTGCAAAGAGCCTGCCGCGACGGTTTATGTTACGCTTCCGCCGCACAGGTGGTGGGTTTCTCCGCAGCACAAGACGATGTATGTAGCCGTGCCTAACGGAACAGGCAGCGCCGAGCTTGCGGCATATGCGGATGAACTGGCGAAGCTGATTGCCATCAGCGGAAGAATTGAGAGTTTTGCCGGGATTTTCACGCCGCAGCTGATTATCGGAGATGAAATAGAGCTTGTCGAAACGAACGGTAAGCACAGTAAAACCGGCACCGTTACGAGCGTCCGCCACAAGTTCGGAAAAGGCGGCTTTATCACCGAGTTCACCGTAGACAGTTCCGGCAGAAAAGGTAAGGCGCTTCTCAAGGACTATGTTTCTCAAATCGGAGGCAAATCCACACGAAGCAATGTGGTAATCTCCTAATTATATTTTCTGATGGCAGCACTCCGGCTCGGGGTGCTGTTTTCATATTCAACAACAAGAAAAGAGGTAATTTTAATGAAAGAAATCTGGAACTGGATTCAGGCGGCAATCACCGCCGCCGGAGGGTGGCTTGGTTACTTTCTGGGAGGGTGGGATGGCTTTTTGTATGCACTGCTTGCATTTGTAGTCATCGACTACATCACCGGACTGATGTGTGCGGTGCTTGATAAAAAGCTCTCCAGCGAGGTCGGCTTTCGTGGCATTTTCAAAAAAGTGCTTATCTTCTCACTGGTGGCAATCGGACACATCATAGACAAAAGCGTTATCGGTGACGGCTCAGTTATACGGACAGCGGTCATCTTTTTCTATCTTTCGAACGAGGGTGTTTCTATACTCGAAAACGCCGCGCACATCGGCCTGCCCGTACCGCAAAAGCTAAAAGACATTTTGGAACAGCTTCACAACAGAACGGAGGATAAAAAATGAACCTACGCAAGCTCATCTTCATAAACAACGCCTGCTACAAGGCAGGCAGGACCATCACACTAAAGGGTATCATGGTGCATTCTACCGGGGCGAATAACCCCAACCTGAAACGCTATGTCAGTCCCGATGACGGCCTGCTCGGCAAGAACCAGTACAATAACCACTGGAATCAGGACAAGCCGGACGGTCGGCAGGTCTGCGTCCACGGCTTCATCGGCAAGCTGGCTGACGGCAGTATTGCCACTTATCAGACGCTTCCTTGGAATCATCGTGGCTGGCACGCCGGTGGTTCTGCAAATGATACACATATCGGCTTTGAAATCTGCGAGGACGGTCTGACCGATGCCTCGTATTTCTCTGCCGTTTATAAGGAAGCCGTGGAGCTTTGCGTGTATCTTTGCAAACATTACGAAATGACTGAAAAGGATATAATCTGCCACAGTGAGGGTAACAAGCTGGGGATTGCCAGCAACCACGGTGATGTTATGCACTGGTTCCCGAAGCACGGAAAGAGCATGGATACTTTCCGTGCTGATGTAAAGGCTGGGCTGGCGGCAACGGAAGCACCCGCTCCCGTCACACCGACTGCGCCGAAGAAATACTACCGTGTGCAGGTCGGTGCGTATTCTGTTAAGTCAAACGCAGACACCATGCTTGCTAAGATTAAGGCGGCTGGTTTTACTGATGCTTTTGTAAAGTACAGCGAATAAAGGATAACCCACTTACGACCACAAGTCCATAAACCACAGGTCAAGTTGTTGACCACCAGTTTATATTCAGCCCCGCGATGGTGATTAATCTCACTGTCGCGGGATTTCTTTCATATTAGGGGTTCGAATCAGGCGTGTTTTCTTTGACTGGGACTTAGAGGACGATAGTAAACCCGCCCCTCTGAGGAGGTAGTCAACATGACAAATGAACAGAAAGCTAAAATAGCAGAACTGCGCAGTAAAGGCTGTGGATATAAAGCAGTTGCAGATTTGCTTGGCATTGGCAAAGACACGATTAAAAGCTACTGCCAGAGAAATAAACTGAGCGGTGAACGAGCCGCTCATACGACCACAAAAAACGCGGGGGGCTTATGTCCACAATGTGGCAAGCCAGTTGTGCAGATTCCCGGCATGAAGTCACGTCGCTTCTGTTCAACGGAATGCCGCGTGGCATGGTGGAATACGCATCCAGACCATGTTAGTCGAAAAGCGGTATACGCCTTTGCCTGTGAAACCTGCGGTCATAGCTTTACAGCATATGGAAATCAGCATAGAAAATACTGTTCCCACAACTGTTATATAGCTGGTCGCTTCAAAGGTGGTCCTTCAGTATGACGGAAGCACAGATGAAAAAGGAAATCATGTATCATGTTAGCATCGCTCCGTTTAAGAAAATGCTTGAAAATAAAGTGATTTCTTTCGAGGAGTACTCGAAAATCGATACAATTCTACGCCAAAAATACTGCCCAATATTCGTTGAATGTATTGTTCCAGAATGACTTGCTATGTATCCAAGTCAGAGTTAATATGTCACCTACAAAAGGAGGACTTGAAATGGGAAAGAAAATAATTGACATTACGCCTGCTCCGGCGGTTAGTTTGAACAAGAAAAGGGTCGCCGCCTATGCACGGGTTTCCTGTGACAAGGACGCAATGCTGCATTCTCTTGCTGCACAGATTGACTACTACCACAGTTTCATCTGTAACAATGCGGACTGGGAGTTCGTGGGCGTTTACGCTGACGAAGCTAAAACAGGAACAAGTGAAATAAGAGAGCAATTCCAGCTAATGTTGGCAGATTGCAAAGCCGGAAAAATTGATATGGTTGTTACAAAATCGGTGTCGCGGTTTGCTCGAAACACAGTTACGTTATTACGCACTGTGCGAATGCTGAAAAGCCTCGGCATCGATGTCTTTTTCGAGGAACAAGGTATATACACATTAAGCGCCGAAGGCGAGGTCATGCTGACATTGCTCGGTTCGTTCGCGCAAGCCGAAAGCCTGTCTTGCAGCGACAATGTGAAATGGCGTATCAGAAAGGGGTTTGAAGAAGGCAAGGCTTCAACCTGCACCATGCTCGGTTATCGTCTTGTCCATGGGGAAATCACAATGGTTCCCGACGAGGCTGACCTTGTGAGGTGCATTTACGGGCTCTACATTGACGGCTGCGGACTACAGAAAATCTGTAACATTCTGAACGGCGAGGGCACTATGACGCGATTCGGATGTGAATGGCACACCGATACCATTCGCGGGATTCTTACTAATGAAAAATACATTGGCGATTTACGGCTTCAAAAAACGCTTGTGACAGACCACTTGACGAAGAGGCAGGTGCCGAATATCGGGCAACTACCGCAGTTCTATGTGGAGTCAGACCACGAGGCAATTATTGATAAAGAAGCGTTTGAGTCAGTCCAATACGAACTACGGCGGCGCAGAACTTCAGCATCTGACAAGCCGGCAACCCGGAGCGCATTCACAGGCAAGATTCGCTGCGACATTTGCGGCAAGAATTATCGTCGGAAAACAACGCCTTACAATGTAGTCTGGTGCTGTTCGACCTATAACACCAAAGGGAAAAAGTATTGCACCTCAAAGTCCATACCTGAATCTACGCTAAAAGCATCTGCTTCGGAGGTGCTCGGCTTGACCGCATTCGATGATGAAGCTTTAACAGCGAACATTGAGTATGTCGACGCTCTTGAGGACAATTTGCTTCGCTTTGTGTTTCGAAATGGCGATGTAATTACTTATCGATGGCAAGATCGGTCACGAAGTAAAAGTTGGACGGATGAAATGCGTGAGGCTGCTCGCCAGAACGCTTTGAGGAGGTCATAATTCAATGGCAGGAAAAGTAGTACAAGTGATACAAGCTACGGTCCCGATTGTTTCCGCTCAATCGCATAGCGCGATAAAGAAACGGAGAGTTGCGGGCTATGCGCGTGTGTCAACGGAAAAAGAAGAACAGCAAAACAGCTACGAAGCACAGATGGATTATTATACCACCTACATTCAAAGCAATCCGGAATGGATATTTGTTGATGTGTATTCTGACGAAGGTATTACGGGAACCAACATGAAGAAACGCGATGGTTTTAATCAGATGATTGCCGACGCGTTAGACGGAAAAATTGACCTCATCATTACAAAGTCCGTTTCGCGCTTTGCCAGAAACACGGTCGACAGTCTTACAACGGTTCGCAAGCTAAAGGAAAAAGGCGTGGAGGTGTATTTCCAAAAAGAAAATATTTACACGCTTGATTCAAAGGGCGAGTTGCTTATCACCATCATGTCTTCGCTGGCGCAGGAAGAGTCACGTAGCATCAGCGAAAACACCACATGGGGTCAACGCAAACGATTCGCCGATGGCAAGATGAGCCTTGCGTACTCGAATTTCCTCGGCTATAAGAAAGGCTCGGAAGCCGGCGAGATGGAAATCGTCGAAGAAGAGGCAGTAATCGTTCGGCGTATATATGATGAGTATCTTTCCGGGAAAACGCCCTACGACATAGCGACCCGATTGACCGAGGAACAGATACCAACGCCTGGTAAAAAGACGATATGGCGGGTTTCTACTATAGTAAGCATCCTCCAAAACGAAAAATATAGGGGCGACGCAATTTTACAAAAAAAATTCACCATAGATTTTTTGTCGAAAACGAGTAAGAAAAACGAAGGCGAATTACCGATGTACTATATACCTCAAAATCACCCGGCAATCATTCGGCCGGAGGTGTTTGAGATGGTTCAGGAGGAGTTCCGCAGGCGTCAAGCGGCCGGTGGTCATGCTCAGTGCGTCTCAATTTTCTCAGGGCGAATTATCTGCGCGGATTGCGGTGGGTATTACGGCAGAAAGATATGGCACGCAGGCAGCAAATACTCTTCATGGCACTGGCATTGCAACAACAAGTTCATGAAGCGTAATTACTGCGATACGCCGACGCTAAAGGAAGAGAGCATCGAGGAAACCTTTGTTGCAGCCATAAACAGCATCATTACACGCAAGAGTGAAATTAAAGCCAATTACGCGCTCTGCCTTGATGCAATTACAGACGACAGCGCACTTCAAGCTCAACTTGAGGACGTGAACCGCGAATGCAGCGAAATCTCCACGCTGATTAACAATCTGCTTACAGTGGGGAGTAAGCAGAAAGACGGCATGAAAGAAATCAACAAGCGGTATGAAGAACACCTTGCCCACCACGAAACTCTGCAGCAGAAAAGGAAGGAACTGTCCTCTCAGATAGGGCTCCTTGGCGCAAAGCGTATTCAGATTACTGCTTTTCTG